GGCCACGCCTCTGAAAAGCGCTGACCTTCGAGGAGCTTCTCCGCTTTGACAGGTCCAACACCAGGACAGCCTTTGTAGCCATCCGCTGTATCACCAGTCAACGTTTGGAATAGGTGGAAGCCATCGGCTTGATTCTCTGTGACCGGCCTGATGAACGACTCGTAGTTCTCACTGCCGCGCGCGTGCGCGTAGTTGAAATGCAGACCTGGAATCGTCAGCATGTCTTTATCAATGGAGACAACGATCTTCTCGCCCTCCACCAGCTTCGGATGCGTAGCGAGAATACCAAGCACGTCATCGCCTTCGAGCGTCGGGCGCTGGAAGACTGTATAGACCTCACGACAGTACTCGCGCATCGCCTTGTAGGTGACAGGCTTCCTTGTCTTCCTGCGATTGCCCTTGTACTCGGGCATCACATCAGGACGCCAGCGCGTATCATCACTCAGAGCGACGATCATGTCGTCAGCCTTGAGCCCATCTTTGATTTCAGCTACGGTATCATCGAGGTGCTTGATGCTGGCAGTGAGATCGCCATGCACTGTCCACAGCCATTCCTCCCATTGTGCCTCGTATTCGTGGGCTGCGGCTGCTTCGTAAATGAGCGTGTCACCGTCGATGAGAAGTGTTCGTTTAGACACGGTAGACACGCCCTCTCCAGACGGCGAGGCCGTTGTGGATGTAGATGGGTTCAGCTTGAAAGGCACCAGTCGTTGGCTCGAAGGTCAGTACGACGCAGCCCTGCTGCCAATCCGGATCGACCATGTACTCGGGGTTCAACGAGCAGGTGCAACCAGTTTCAATCCAACAGTGATTGCCATTGTGATCCTGATGAAAATGCGCGCCGAGACGATGCGTGTGGCCTGATGCTCCCGAGCGCCCGTACTTCTCCATCTCTCCGCGTGCTGTGTAGCCGGAGAACTTTCGGATGATGGTCCCATGCTTCAGAATCCACTTGGGCAGGAACTTGTGCTTCGACTGTGTGCCGTCGTATGGCGCGAACGTCACACCGATCTCATCGAGACCAAGCAACGAAAACCACGTCAGTGATTTGCGGAAGTTGGTTAGCGAGGTGAGCGCTTTCGCTGTGCCCTCCAAGTTCCAGAGGGTACGACGTAAACGATCCTCGTGATTTCCTTCTAGTAGAATGAACTGAGAATCAGGAGTCAGCAGTCTCATTTGCGCGAGATGTTGCCGCGCCATGTTGATCTCGTCCTGCAACGTCTCCATGCGCTCAGGGTTCTTATCGAACCGAGAGAGCAAATAGCAGTCGAGCAAATCGCCCATGTGGACCAGGACGTGAGGCTTCAAGTCTGCTGCGATCTGACCGACGATAGCTAACGCTTTAGGATCGTGATTCGGAAAATGCGTATCACCGTACAGTAGCGCTGTGCGGACCTCCCCCTCTGTTGGAATAGCAATCGCCGGGGGCATCGAAACACCGAGCGGACGGATGGGAACATCAAGAATGCTGGAGGTGTCCTGCTCGTTCAACTCAACGCCCATGCTTTTCGCATAGGCGCGGACAGCCTCTAATGGGTTTGGCACCAGTTAGCTCCAACTTTCGCCTCTCCATCGAGAGGGCATCTGAAATGGAAATGCTCTGTCATGCTGCGAATTGAATCGACGAGCACAATCTTCGTGGCGTCGATCACCAGCGGATCATCCCACACGGCCAACTGGTTCTCGTCATGGAACCAGCCGAGCGCAGCCCACGGATAGAGCCAGCCCCCTCCGGGCGGCGAGTCGAACAACTCCACGAGTGCGCGATTATAAACGACCATCCAACGGCGGCAAATAAGAGAACCTGCGGTCTGGATCAGACTGTTCAATGCTGAGTGTTCGCTGCGGGTATAGACACGACGACCGTCGAGCGAGATGAGGTAGCCGTTCTTGTTATGCTTCTTCTTTACGTCATCGAGTAAGTACTTGAGTGCCGCGAGCTTCTTCAGGAACAGACTGCGCGAGTAAGCGCCGATCTTCTTCTGCTGCTCAGGCGTCTTTCCTGGCGCGAGAATCTTGCCTAGCTTCTCGTCACCGGCACCGTAGAGAAAGGCGTACATCCAGGTCTTCGCTCTGTCTCGTCCGACCTTGCCCTCACCAACGTATTCAAGAAGCGCTTGCTGCGTAACGCTATGAACATCACCCTCCAAGAGCACCTTTCCGTAGGCCCCGTCATCGTACTTCGCCATGTAGTGAGCGAGTACTCGAAGCTCCAAACCGGAAGCATCAGCACCGATCTGCACCCATCCTTCAGGGACGTGGAACAGGGCACGACCCTCAGCGCCGAACGGATTGCCTACCTTTGGTATCTGTGTAAGCGGTGGTTTGACGTGCGAAGCACGATGCGTAACCGTGCCTGTCTGGATGACACCGCCGTGGATGTGCGGGAGGCCAGTGATCTTGCCGCCCTCCACCCCATCGGCAGTGAAGTTTTTCAGAAGCGACTGCTTACCCTCAGCCAGCGCACTGAGGAAGTCATCAAGGAGCAGGTATTCCCTGATCTTCTTGACAGGCGGATAGTTGAGGCCCTTCAGCGTGTTCGCGTCTACTTTCGGAGCACCGCCGTCTGTAAAGACCTCGGGCTTCCACTTATAGAGCACGATCATTCTGTTAGCGATGTGCTGACGAGAACTCGGATTGAACTCGATGGTGCGGAAACGTTCAAGCGGAACACCCTTGACATAGCCGAACTTCTTACTGTTTGTCTTCGGCGTGAACATCCCGCGTGACACCTGCCAGCTTCCGAACTCTTTCCTTAACTCCTGATCGAGTGCCTGCCGTTTACCTGCGAGCGAGGCTTGGAGTTTGATAGCACCATCGACATCGAACGGCCAACCATTTCTCTCCTGCTGATGCAGGTAGGCAGCTAGCTCGTGCTCTGTCTCGATGGACTCTGTGCTGACGCCTGCGGCACGAAGCCGCTGCGCCAAAATCTTGGTAACGTGCGTGTCGCTTTCGCAACGCTGTTGCATGAGTGGTGTCCACTGCGACCAGTCCTCGATCTCGACGCCAACCTTCTGAACGCCGAGCCTGTAGCCCCAAGCTTCTAAGCTGTGCCTGCCGATCAGCTTCTTCGGCAGTTGGCCCCTCGCTGCGCGCTGCCAATCGCTGTCCTTGATGTGTGCCCATCGCATCATTGCCATGACGTAGGTGTCACGCAGTTCACCCTTGAGTTCAACAACCGGATACAGCTTCTTGACGACGGGGTTGTCGAAGCGGATGCCGTTGTGCGTGTAGACCTTCTCGGCCTCGCTAAGGAGCGATAGCCCTTCCTCTATACTGTGGAACCCCGGCGCACTGTTGGTGCAGGAGAAGATTCGATCTGAGTCCATGTCTCTCAGCACCAAGCAGTGCAAATGGGTTGTTGCATCGAGGAGACCATCAGTCTCCACGTCGAACGCGACGTGTTTCACTAGACGGCCTCCTTCGATTGTGATTAGGGAGCTACTGTTCGTGCGGCGTGTGCATACACGGCACCGTGCTAGCACATTCTCCGTTTGGCAGCGTTACGCAGTTTCCGTCCGGCAAAGAACCTGGGTGCGGAAACTTTCCTGTTGCGCTACAATCCAAACAGCGCCATGTTCCGTATTGACCTTCAGGAGTCACGAGGCGTTTGTGCCCAAAAGTTTTGCACCAATTTTCCGCCAACTGCTGCTCGCTGACTTGCTGAACGCGCGGTGCATCGCCCTTTCCGTTACCAGGAATAGCTAGACCCTCCTTCATGTTTGCTGCGCTAGCTGTGGGGTCCATGTCGAGAATGTTCTTTTCGTTGAAATAGGTCATTAGACTCTTCCAGCTTTTGTAATAGGCACCATCCGTACTTCTCGGACATAGATGATTGTTCGGATGTGTCCCATGTTAGGACCGGGGTCGTCGATGTTCGTGATTGCGGCAGGAACCCAAGGAGTTGGCAAACACAGTTCGGCCATTTGATGCATCTGCCGAACCATCCCACCGTTATACGTCTCGAAGTGGTGCCTCATCTGCTCGTTGATGTACTGACGCAGCCTTGTAACTTCGCGATCTAGCTCGAACGCACGCGACTCCCAATCCCTAGCAAGGTGGGCTCTACGTTCTACCTCCTTGCGTTTCTTGCCGAACAGTGGCATGAAGCTTTCCCAATTCATCAGTCGGCCTCTGCAATGAGTTTGACATCCATCGCGCGCACTTCTTTTTCCAACCTCTCTGCTTTATTGATCGCTTCCCTGGCGGTACGCGCAGTAACATTTATTTTCGACCAGTTACGTCCGTACCGCACATGATCGAGATGCACTTCAAAAATTCGTGTGCTCATTAGAACACGCTCTCCTTAATAGGTGATTCATCCTCAAACCCGTGAGCTTCAGCCGACTGATCTGAGGGAGCACCGGTCTCATACAGCATCCCTGTGTCATAGTCGTAGCCGATGTAAAACAGTTCGCCAGTGGAGCGGCCAGTGTAGCGGTCCTTGAGGACGCGGAAGACCGTCGTTTGACGAGTGGCTTCCGTAGCTGCTTGTTGGTCTCGCTCCAAGGCGAACATATAGTGGGACCAGTATCCGATAGACCTGGAGCCCTTGAAGTGACGAATGGTGACTCGTCCGCCTTCTTCGTGAGACTTTCCTTCAGGCGTAGCGAGGTGCGAAATGAAGAGGATGGTGCAGGGAAGCTTCTTCGACAGCATCGCCATCTCTGACATGATGACTTCAAGCGCCTTGCGCTCGTCATCCTGCCACGCAGCGAGAGCGGTGAGGTGATCGAGGAAGAAGTACTGCACACCATGTGCGTGGTGCAGGTACTCCATCTTCTCTTTCACTATCTCCCAATCGTTGTTACCGAAGCTGTCGTAGAGAAAGACTTTGCCAGACTTCATAAGCGTGGCCCATGCAACGTTGAAGTCTTCTTCAGTCCACCCTGAGTCAGGAATATGAAACGTCTTCTTCGCGAGCTTGCTAGCGATGCGAGTGGCTGTCTCTGTGGTAGCCTGCTCCAGCGAGAACACGCCGACAGGCACCTTGTGTTCGACAGCCATGTGTTTGATGCACTGCGCGAAGAAGTCCGTCTTGCCAATCCCGGTACCAGCGCCGAGCGCGTACAACTCGCCAATGCGAATGCCGTAGGTCATCTCCGTCAGCTTCTCGAAGGGCCAAGAAAGACCGCGTGCAGGTCTCGCCATTACTGCGTCCTTCAGATCGGCCATGTCCACGATGCCTTCAGGCCGGTACTCCTTGGCCTTCCACATCGCGTTGATGAGTTCTTCGGCACGTCCTTCCTTCAGCATTTCGTTCGCATCTTTGAGCGGAAGCTCTGCGATACGTGCGCGAGCACCGATTACCTCAGCGGCAACCTTCGAGGCTGCGCGCCCTGGCTCGTCCATGTCGAACATCAGCACGACTTCCTCGAAGCCGTTGAAGTACTCTTTGTGCTTCGCGAAATACTTCCTGATTTGTGGCCCTGCGCCGCAGCCGATGGAGACCACCGGCCACTTGTTGCCCTGCACTTGTGACATCGAGAGCGCGTCCACTTCACCCTCGGTCACGACAATCTTCTTGCCTGTCTTTTGCCAGCAGTGAGCGCCGAAGGGTAGGGCATCGGAGATGTCGCCAGTGACCACGAACGTCTTGTCGGGAAAGCGGATTTTCTGCGCTACCAGTTGCCCATCAGCGTCGTAATACGGCGCGATCTGGACAGGCTTTCCTTTAAAATTGTCGTTGCACTGGTAGCCAAAGTGTTTGCACGTTGCGTCGGTGATCTTCCTGGCTCTCAGACCGCGTGACTCGCCGGTAATCAAGTCCGCCATGTGTATCCTTTTCTTGGCGTGACCCGTGCGGGCCGGAGTACTACCGTCTGTTGAGTGCGCGCCGCATGAGAAGCAATACGAATGACCATCGGTATAAAGACTGTTCGCGTCTGTTGATCCACACTCGTCACAGGGGAGATGCTGAACGAACGCGCTTTCATTCGCGGCCACGGCCCGCCGCTTTATCTAGCGCAGCGCCGATGGGAACCCACCAGCCCTTTGCGTCAAACGAGGGACATGCTTTCTTCACGCCGTCGAAATCGTGATGTCCGACTACTTTTGCGCGCCCGTAGTACTGTTGATAGAGAACAACAAGCGCATGTTCCAACGTGGTCATCTGTTCGGGAGTGAAGTTATTAGCTGGCTGTCCAGCGTCATCAACACCACCGACCAAGCAGATGCCGAGAGACTGCCAGTTCTCACCTTCGACATGAGCGCCAACAGCCCAGGTGGGACGGCCAAGCTCTCGCGTACCATCACGCCGAATAACGTAGTGGTAGCCAATGTCCTTCCATCCGTTCTTCTTGATGTGGTACTCGCGAATGTCCTCAACGCCAGTAAACTGTGTTCGAGTCTCTGGATTCCACGCGGAGCAATGCACCACGAGGAAGTTCGTTGCTTTCCTGCGCTGGTACTCTGATTCTTTCAGATATGCCATTCAGCCCTCCATGAGCTTGAGTGCGTACTCCAACGAGCGTTTGTTCACAGGCTCGTTGAGCCACGCTTGAGGGATGAGCTTGTCTGCGTACTTGAAGCCCTTCGTCTGACACCACGCGGCATACGTCGTCTGCGATTGTTTGGAAATGCGCTGTCTAGAGTTTGAGAAGACGAAGCGGATGTCGAGAGCGGAGTGCTGCGCTTGAACCAGCAGATGCTTCTGCCGGTCAGCAGTTACGAATCTGCCCTTGGTCTCGACGACGATGCCGTTGCTGAGAAGGAGGAAATCAGGGGTATACTTG